TAAATCCTTGTAGCTTTGTGCAATGGCAACTACTTCGCCAACTTTATATTTTGGGAGAATTTGTCCGCCATCAATCATACGTTCATCTTCGTCATACATACATATTTCAGTGACTTCACCAGAAGGTCTCTTACATACAAAATATCCTGCAACGTTTACACCTCTAAACTTTAAAGGATAAGTAACTATTCTTCTCGTCATGGTCTTCCGACCTTCTAATACAGCTTGTGTTAGGGAAAATTTATCGTTAAACATTATCTTCTTCATGATTCCTCCTTCCTATTATCGCTTTCGTTTTTACTTTGATCATCTATCTTTCTTTTAAGACGACCGTATTCCTGTTCAATGCACTTGCTTATCCCTTCTACATCTTCGTAACGTTCAGCCTTTATAAGCTCTCTTTTGAGGCTTTCAAGCATATTGATGTATGCAATGTCGTTACGGTCCGTTACATGCTGAATATACATTTGTATATCGTTCAGCTTATTCTCCATGCGCCCATGCCATTTGCTTATCATGATTAAGATAATGGCAACGGTTGTAGCATTAATAAAAAACAATGCTATTTTGATGATTAAGTCTAATACTTCATTTGCTGGCATGGCTATTCCTCCTTTCTCTCTAATCCGTTATTATTTGTGCATTAATTTTTCTTCAAACTCCGCAATGATACAGTCTGCATCACCGCCATGTACCCAATTCTCTAAAACGGAGGAAAGGATTTCAATTGCTTGTTCTTTCTCCCATTTTGCGCCAGCTTTAAATCCGGACTTATAAATAACTTGTCCAACTATATTATATCCTTCAGCTCCTTGTTTAGCGGCTTCTTCTAATGTCTGTTTCATAAATTATTTATCGTTTTTTAATTCTTTAATATATCCGTGTTCAATGCACCAACAAAGCATTTCATAAACTGCGTCAATCAATGAACTGTCAGTAAAATGCTTGATACAATCATTAACATCCTCTACGTTACGATATGCTATGGTATCCCTTTCAATCATCCATGAAAATAGAATCTGCTCATATGGCATTGGGTTTAGATAATGTGGCAGTTTGTTGAGAATGTCTTGCAAGTCGTAAGTAGGGACTATCTCCCAAAATGTACTATCTCTTTTTTGATTAATTACATCTTCATATATTTCAAGTTCCCATTCTTCCTCTATATTGCCATAAAAACAGCAATAACACATACTTGCATCACTTGTGTCCAATCCAAGTTCCTGCAAGTGCTTCATTTGCAAAATTGATAATACCTGTTTCATAAATTATTCATCTTGAAAATCATCAATCTCATATTCCCATTCCATTGCATCCGCTTCTCGAATATTATCACTAAGCCATTCTTTTGCGTTTTCAAGCTCATCATCCCATTCAGGTACATCACCACCTTCATCATAGGCTTTAGCTAATTCATTATAAACTTCGTCAGGGACTTCAACATTTCCAAGTCCAACTCGATAAGTTACTTTGATTGTTAAATCTTTAATATTCTTCATATTTCCTCCTCTCTATATTCAAAGGGACCGTCGTATCCCATTTCTTTAAGACGTTGTGTAAACTCTTCGACTGAATCATTATATATACCCCAATCTCCTTTGTCGTTGATAAACATTTGGTTGTTATCAGTATCATCTCTCAGTGCGGCAATAGCAAGGAACAGGGTTCTATTATATTTGCAATCATACCCAACCTCATCATCTGTAATATTGGATGCGAACGTTGTGAAATATACTCCATGTTCAGTATCTGTATATATTATATCGTGATGATTTGAGGAACCTGCGTTTTTATACCCTATATCTTCTAACTTCTTACGGAGTTCCTCCGTATTTTTTCTAATAAAACATGGTGTTGTAAATCCCATAGTTAGTTCCTTTCTGATTTGTTTTACTCTATTCGATTTAAAATTTCTTTCTGTATAACCTCTTTCGCATTAAAGTGAAAAAGTCCTTTTTTCAAACGTCTAACATCCTGCATCGACATTTCATTTATATAAAAGTAAAAGGCTTCATACTGATCACTGAAATTCTTAGCAAGAACATTATTAGGCTTGTTGTTCATGTTTCGTTCAATGGCGACAATCATACGCTTTGCATAGCCAGGAAACATCTTAAATTCAGTCCGCATCTGCTTGCATCCAGCAAGGGGGCAACCAACGCAACCATGACGGGAGAGATTGTAAGGCGCATCGTAATACTTGGAATATGGAAGCCCGTATTTCCGGATATATTTCCAAACATCAACTTCTGACCATGTTAGAATAGGAAGAATATGCTTTGCACCTTTCATCCACTTACGTATATCGCATTGCTCTGGTTCATATAATGCTCTAGATTGGCTTTCTCCTGCCCTCATTCCTTCGATGGTACGCTGACCGATACCGTATTGCTCCTTCAACTTTTCACAGCAAAAACGCCTCATTCTACTGGGTAGTCCTTTGTTTTCAACCAACTGAAAGAATGATTTCTTTGGATGAAGTATTTGAACATGTGAATAGTTCTTCTTTATAAAACTGATTGTGCCAGGTGGATCAACCGTTGTATTTGCGTAAAAAGCATTATACTTTATACCAGAACGCTCTGCAAGGTCAAGAATTACAACACTATCTTTGCCGCCAGAAAAGCCTAAACACATCGGATCGTCACGTTCCATGCTGCGAAGAAAGTCGATTGCTTGCTGCTCCTTTTTATTCATTTCTAATTTGTTATACTCCAATTATCTTATCGTTGATACGAAATATGTTGTCACTCACAAAATCGTATATTTTATACATCAGTTCTGGTTCTTGCTTTTCGGGAGAATAAACCATTACCCTTTTACCTGCACCTTTCATCCATCCGGCTTCTGTGTTGGCCGAGCGGCCACAAGGAAGAACCATAACGCAGACATCAGCCCACTGCATACCATTAAAATCTGAATCAAAACCTTTCTGCGCAATTGGGTGATTAAGTGCTTCTTGATATTGTTCAGTTGTCCAGTTCTGCCAATCAGGGTCTATATCAGACCATTGGAAACCACCATTCCCATGTGGGGGATTCTTAAAATCATAGACCTCATGTCCTAAATCACGGAGAATAGCTACAACGTCCTGTTGAAATACATTTCTCCAACTACTTGCTACATAAATCTTTGCCATATTATTATTCCTTTTTTATCTTATTATACGTTATTCAAATTCATCAAGTTCGTAAGAATCCTCGACGATTTCTTCTACTTCTTCTAAAAAGGCATCTACCAGGTAGGGCTCAGTTACTTTCTTCTGCATTCCGTTCTCCATTACCTTTTCGTAACGGATCTTACATTCAAACCATGTGTGCATTCCCATAATTATTTGTCTTTTTCAGGTTCGTCAATATATTTATCTGCAAAACGGTCAAGCGCTTTGATACACTTGTCCGGAAGCTGCTTTGCCGTATCATTCGTCTTGATATAGTCAATCGTGCCACCGACACCATAGATATAAAGCAGCTCCTTGGTCGTCGGAATAAAAATATTCGCCATTGCCGCTATTACACCACAGACAACAAAGCGCTTCAACCATTTGAAGAATACGTGTGCGCTGTCCTCATCATCGATTACATCACCCTCCGAAGCTGCCAGGACAAACAACATACCAAGGACAATTATCAAAGCTACAATCCATACGACCATCAAGGCGGTGGACAGGTTACCAACTACGGTCATCCAATAAATTTCATTCATAATGTAAAAAAATTAAATTATTAATATTTGAGGTTATTTTTTTTCTCTTCTCAGGTTCTTCATATTTCCAGCCGTTAAGCCGGTAGCATTCTTTGCGTGCTTCTTCACTGGTGGGGAATTCACCAACCTTGTCTACCTCGAGGATATCTCCTATCTCCAACCAGTGATAAACTGCCCACCGGCTACCGATGGGAGCATATGAGTATTTAGGACGCCTGATCTTCTTTCTTTGGTTCCACATAGAATGTTTCATCTTGTACTACGACCATACCACATTTAGCCAATTTTTCTGCTACCTCTTCCTTGTCGTCGTCACCGCAGCGATCTATCAGCAGCTTGATGAAGGCAAGGAGACAGTCTGAGTCGTTTCCGAAGTTTTCCTGGGTGGAGAACTGGGTCTTGTCTACATCTTGTTTCAGCCGGCGTATAGCTGCTATCGCCGTGTTGAAATTGTGCTTGGCATCGTAACGCAAATCATAGCCCTGTTTTTTCATTTCACTTCTCATGTCAAGGAGAAGATTTCTACGACATCTGTCAACACATACGTCAGGTTGAGAGTCGTATTAAGATCTGTTGTTCCTATTAGCATGATTTATGTGTTATAACATTAAACATTTCTTTTGCTATCTGACGTGTAAAACTTATCAAGATTCTCCTTTTGCTTGACGAACTTTCTTTGACATAGCATTTCAGATATACTGTTGGAAAGCTCCAAAGCCTTTATAGCTTCTTCATCGCCATCTTTAGCTCTTGATTCAAGTTCAGCACGATATTCCTCATAAAACAAGCCATTGGTCGGCTTAGCTTCTTCTGCATTGTGAGCTTTATGTTCGTTATATGACTGATTATCAGCAGTAGAGCAACGCTCTTTATTGTATTCCTTAAACCAGCTCATAATAACTTGACCGTCAATGCGATTATATATCTTGCCATACTTCATCTTCATAGCATTTTTAAAGCACAACTTGATATCGTCCAGTTTCATGTATGCATATTCCTCAATAATCAGATCTACGGTCATTGCAACTTGAACATCAGACATCGTTTCTGCTGCATTAAAGAATTCTAATGCGTCAGCTAGTAGATATACTACTGCTGCACGAGCTTTTGTCTCTCCAAGATTCTTAATTATAGTCCCAATCAAAGGTTCATGGGAAAGAAATACGTCTTCAATCCTTCTTGGATTCAGCGCCTTGCAGTATTGCTCCGGCGAGTTGCTTAAGGCGGCTAACTGACTCCCTTCTTGTTGTCGCAGTATCAGCTCGTTTTCCATTATAATTTCCCTCCAGTATCTTTGTATAATTAGCTTGTTTAAATATCCAATCAAAATCACATTTCCAGTTGTGGTCATTGCCCCCGAGGAGAAAAGAACTTTGAAGCACAAGGTTAAATACAGTTCTAATGCTTTCTTTGCCGTATTGGGCTATACGTGCTTTTACTGCTTTCTTCCGTGTTTCGGTCATTGATTTTATAGCCGGAAGCTTATCTCTAAACAAGCTATTATACCAATTCATCAAACCTACCCAATCAATTTTTTGGGAGTGGGACAAAGAAAGCTCGTCTTTCTTTTCTTCTCCGTTAGGAGAAGTTTCTTTATTATTTTCCTTTTCTTTTCTTTTCTTTCTATTTACTTTTACTTTACTTTTACTTTGTTCATTATCGCTATGATTAATTGAATTATTTGTGCAATTAATTGAATTGTTTGCACAATTAATTAAATATTCGGGGATAATAGTCGTTTCTTTGCGTTGATAAGTAGCAAGAAGAAATCTCTTTTGAATGCCAGAAGATGTGAGTATTTTATATTTCTCATAAAGTTCCTGATCGAAAAAACCAACCTGTAATGATTTTATCAAAACTTCTTTTACTGCGCCCTCGGAAACCCCAACTGTGTCAGCAATAACAAAAGGCAAATCTTCGTCCCACAAAATGTAATACCCTTCATCCTTGTAGATATTACACAGCAGGCAAATAAGTATAGAAGTAGATTGAGACCCACAGGCCCGTGATATCTTTCTTATCTTAACATCTGTAAAGAAACCAACATCCATAGGGAAATAATCTATTCCCTGCTTTGTAGGTCTTCCAGCCATAATATGTTTAATTAATACGCATGAATACAAATTCTCTTACTATCAGCGACAAAACGCCGTTTGAGTATAAAACAGTAGGCAACACGTGGATTTCCCTTGGCTGTGGGAACAATAGTTCCATTATTGCATTTTGCGCAAGTATCTGGGCGGATAACTTGCTTGTCTGATTTCTTTTTCATGATTAAAGTTATTTAGGGCTACCGACAAGTAGCCCTGTTGGTTACATTAAAAAGGAATACCCGCATCTTCATAAAAACGACATTCTTCATTCATGTTAGGCATTATTTTTTGAGAAATACTCATTATCAATTCTTTCCTTTCTTTGCTAAATGTCCTAATCTTCGGATGACACATTACCTTACCATCTATATTGCATGTGAATTTGCGACGAGGTCTTACTCCTGTAAATTCTTCATCGGTGTTGCTATACTCTACAGCTTTCACCAAAAGATGTTTGCATCCTATACAATATGATCTGTTTAGAGGATTAAACCTACACTTATCCTCATGCAATGTCATAGCACCCTTACTAAGGGAGATTTTCTTGCAATGTTCACAGTGGTATACCGTTCGTACATCTATTTTCATTTTATGCTACTTTTAATTTATTAAATTTGTTAATAAAATAGACTTGCCCTTCTCCGGTTACATAACATGTAAATTTAGTAAACTGCGGATGCCCAGGATTTGATATAATTCTTTCAGACACCCAAAAAAGTTTCATTTCTGCCGCCCTTTGGGTCGGAGTATAATAATTTTCATGTTTCTGCTTAGAGTTACTCCATCTCTTCCTTCGTATGAGATACCCATTATCTACCATCCATTCATATAGCCTTATTTCCCCTATTTTATGTCCATTTTGCGTAATAAGCTTCGCTAAATCTGAAATAAGGATATTCGTATTGCTTATTTTTACACTTTCCGTGAAAATGACCGCAGGTCGTTGAGATTCGTTCAGTTCTTTCAGCGACTGATTTTCTAAAACGATCTTTTGTTTCTCTTCACGTTCGCTCTTTAATTGAGTGGCAAGACTGATAACTAGATCGGGGTTGTTAATCATCTGCTCCAAGGTAGGCTGCGTGGCGGTCATACCGTATTGAAGTAATTCCTTGATACGGTCGTTGCACCATATGGCAAAAGCAGGAGACAACCAACGGGCAAATTCCATTGCTACATCTTCGTGCATCCAAGTGCCGCCATTATCACCATAGATAACTTGCACTAAATCAGACGAGAGGATTTTTCTCACCTCGCTTAATGCTTTGACATACGTCTTCGTTTGCTCTGTTTTCAAAAAATCTTTTGGCGATTTCCCGAAAGGCTTAGCCATTTCGGTTGCATTTACCATTACATTATCACCTTTATGAAAAGTGATAGGACTTCCGTTGTATTGGAAGATTTGATTAGTATTCATATTATTTGATTTTAGACAATAGCGATACAGGCGGAAGTCTCTCATTCCGCCATTTAGTTAGAATTTAAATATTCGACAACAAGAACTTTAGACAATCCTTGTGCGGATCATCCGAATGATGACTAAAATGGTAATCCTGGAATTGCCGAAATAATCCTTGCGAAAGGATGAAGGCATAAGCTTCATTCTTGCAATTCTTTTCGATTAAGAAATTTTCATAAGATACAGTTTTCGCACTGCTGGGCGCAGATGTAATAAGGTTACTATTATTCACCTTAACTCTGACTTCGTTGGTTCTTGGCATTGAACGAAATTTGAGTTATTAAAAACAAGAAAGGCTATCGCCTCCCGTTCCGCCAAGAACCGACACTGTTAGAGATAACGAGCATCCAATGGGATTTGATAGCCTTATATTTTTGCAATATTACGCTTACAAACGAACATAAAAATATGCACGTTAATCTCTTTCATAAGTCTTGTTCTTGGCGTGAACACCGCAAAGATACACTCAAATTTCAAAATACCAAATGAAAATCTTATTTTTTTAATCCAAAGTCCTAATCGTTATCTCCACACGTGGATTTTCCTTGTCTACAAACTTGCGTGCATGAATAAGACAACAATTATTGTCGTTCTTAATGCATTTGATTCGCTGAAGCACATCTAATTGTAGCTTTAATACATTATCAAGGTCGCTCCGTTTACTTGGGTAGTACACATCAATATAGAACTCAAATGGCTCGTTGATATTCAAATCCCTCAACTTTCCTGCCTGCCAAATAAAGGATTCCTCATACTTTTTCAAGGAATGAGTTTTGGCTAGGCATCCGTGCCCGTTGATTGATACTATCTTATAGCAATTAGCCTTAGAAGGAGCGTTCCCTTTGATTATTGTCTTATATTCCATACTATCGTCTGGCATTCTTGTTTGGTGATTGTTATTTTCATGTGGAGACGGGGCGATTCGAACACCCAATCAAGGACTAAATCCTTTTGCGCTACTTCCAAGGTTAATTACTCCTTATATCTCACGTACCGTACTTTCTAACATGTGCACCTCTCGAAAGTCAAAAGCACTCCACTGCGCATCTCCATGTTCGCCCGCCAATCTTCACAGACAAGCAGGCTGGGGTAAAAAGGTTAACAAAGCTATTCCTTTGCTTCATAAGGATATACATCCATAATAGGCGTTTCAGACACAGATGCTATTTGATAATCTGCCATCGTCCCCTTCATGCCTTCGTCTAGCTTCTTGACAGCATCTCTTAAATTGGAAGCCTGAACAAGTACATGAGTAGATGTTTTCTTTTCAGCACCGCTTTTTTCATCAAGCGTGATAAATACCAATTTGCATTTAAACCAGCGATCAGCCGATTCTTCTTCAGAAAAGAATATCTCCGAATAATTAGCTCTCTTTATATCAGAAACTGTAAACTCCCCACTGATAAAGGGTGTCATTTCTTCAATACATTTACCTTCACTCTCTGTGAAAGACAGAGCATCAAACAAATAAGGTTCTGTAACCTTTTTCTGCATTCCATTTTCCGCTACTTTCTCATAACGGATTTTCACTTCAAACCATGTGTGCATCATAAATAACTATTTTTATACAAATTCTTTGTTTCTTCCAACTTCAATTTCCATCAGTTGTATTAGTCGTTCCTCGTTTGGGGCAGGGAGATATACAGAAAAAGCTTCATTCATTACAGACCAATTTCTCCATCTTTCTATAGATAGCGACATTTCTCTCGTGTCAAGCTCGTAAGTATGCCTTATGTATCTCACTTTCTCACCGGCTATTTCTTTATCTACAAAATAAATGTCCTTGTTTATTTCCTTATATATTGACTCTGCTTCATCATTTGTATATCCTGTTTGCGTAGCCCAGTATCCAATAAGAAGCCATAAATAAGAATTTTGATTCAGGCTTCTTTTAGGCTTCTTTTCTGTTAATTCTACTATTTTCCCGTTTTTAACAAGCAAAGCGGAACGAGATTTAAACTGTTCCGCTTGTAATGGATTAGAAAGATCGTACAACATGATTTATAATTTACTGTAAATCATTATTAGCCATGATATTATCATATAGATTCCTGATATGATATATCTGTCATCACGCTTTCCTCTAAAATTTATCAGAATAGCTATCGCCAACACTGATAAGGCACATAACCGCATTGCTAACATAGGTCAAAAAGGAAGGTCGTCATCAGGTGAAACACTGGGAGCTGAATCAACCTGTTCCATACTTGGAGCACTTGGTTGTGGATTATAAGTTTGCAAGTCACCCAAGAAGTAATTTACCCCATCTTTTCTTTCTTCCTTTTTAGGAGAACAGGATACATAGTGTGTGTAAGTGTTACTTCCAAATGTAGCAGGTTCCTTACGCTCTCCTACCCATATATTCAGGAAAATACGCTCTTTACCATCTTTACACATTACTTTTTTCATCTGCTCACGGGGAATATCCGAGAGGCAGATGCTACCAAATAAACTACTCATATTACTTACTTTTTAAATGTTATACTATACGATGTTGTACTTTGTTTACATGGAGGATTTAAGGTAAAAACTTCTCCACTATCTTCGTCAATTTCAGTTTTAGGCTTAGAAATTGCTTTTAAAAAAGTCTCCCTGTCTTTACATTGCTGGTTTATTTCTTCCCTCTGTTTAATAAGACGACTATATACAGGATCATTGCAAATGGAAAAATCATATGTAACACCAATTTCCTTTATTTGAATTACTGCACCTAAATAGCTGGGAGACTCACCTTTCCCATATTTCTCGCATTCTTGTATTACTGCATCTTTTATGTTTTCATCCTTTAAAAACGTATTTATTGTTTCAAAAATACTTTTCATCTGAACCACTGCATCAATCGGATTTATATCACCATCAATAACTTTGGAAATAAAAGCATTAG